ATTTGATCTGCAGAAGTTAAATGTGAGTTACCCTGCCACTTATAGTACGAAAGAAGTTACCAATTACATAAGTGAATTAAATTCGTTCCTATTAGAATCGTGGTGGGTCCTCGAATTTGACATCAGCAAATTTGATATTAACACGCTTGGTCCGGTCCTTTCTAAAGTGTGGGAGAGTTTAATTCACTTTTTTGCTATACGTGATAACGAACCTTCTCGTGCTTTTGTCGCTTTATGTATGCGTTTGATTGAGTGCCATCGCTTCAAAGTCTTCAATTGTCCTTCTGGTGGCGGTTGGTATGCAGTTGCTTCTAGCATGATGAGTGGATCGTGGGATACAGCTTTTATAAATACCATGATCAATTACACTTGTGTCATTTGTGTTCTTATGCATATCAATCCCTCACTGTTCGATAGGGACAATTGGCGTGATTCAGTGTCGGTTAAAGCTTTTGGTGATGATGCTTTAATAGTTCTTGCTCGTAAAGATTTCAGTGAAGACATGTTGCGAAAAATTCCTGTTCTTATGAAGTCTCTTTTTAACTATCCAGTTCCGGATGAAGATTTTAAAATCCACAACAAAGTGGTAGTGCCAACTATGGTTGACAACGTCCCGTTTGACCGTCAGTCAGACTGTGATGAGCATTTGCGAGCAAAAGTCGGTTGTCAGCGTTGTTTCGGACATTACAAGGATCCTGAATGTCCTACTTTCTTGAAATTCATGTTTGGCCTCGTTCAGTGTCCACGTTGTACCACTGACCAAAAAATTGTTATGCATTGGTCGTTCGTTAGGCCAGGATACGAAATCCTCCCAAAACTTTTTGTTGGAGCCACTAGTACTCTTAATGTCCGTAATTTATGTGCTAAAATTATCGGGTATGCTTACACCGTCGGAATTAATATGACGGTGTATTATGTCCTTAAGAAATTATGGGAAGAGCTTACTAGTGCTAGGGAGTTTACTATATCTCCCGATGACCTTGCTGCTGACCTCGATTCAAGATTTGGTCTCGATTATGCCTTTTGGCGCACTGAGGATCTTAACGTCTTTCCTAGTTACGACTATCTAATCGATCGTATGGTCTGTCCTTTCACGTCTGGTGAAGGTCCTGTTTCTGACAAGGTTTCTATGCCGGTCAGGTTTGCCAATCCCCAATTTACAGGTTGGGAAGAGATGGCCCGCTACTTGCGTTCTAAGTAGATCTTGG